CTTAGAGATGACGCTTTATGTAGTGCATTCTACGTGATTGACTAATTGTCAAAACTCGGAGGAGTCTTCGGATTCCTCCACTATTTTTAAGGTAATAAAATGAAAGGCGTAAAACATTATAAAAGAGACGGAACTGAACATAAAGGTGGCACTCATAAAATGCCTAACGGAGATTTACATTCTGGCAAGACACACGGTAAGACCAGTGTAAAACTTTTTCATTTTAAAGATTTAAGTAAAAAAGCAAAGTTAAAAGCAAAAGGTAAAAAATAATGGCTACTACATATCTTGACATAACTAACGAAGTATTAAGAGAACTCAACGAAGTTCCACTTACTACCTCTACTTTTGGAGCTGCTACAGGTATTCAAAAGTTTGTAAAAGATTCAATTAATAAATCTTTGTTTGATATAGCCAATGAAGAACCACAACTACCCTTTTTCTCAGCAGGTGTTAGTGGAGCTACTGACCCTTTTTATGGTAACGTAACCGTCCCTAGTGTAGCAGGACAACGATGGTACTTACTAAAAGCTGATAGTTCTAGTATTACTACAGACTATGCTTCTGTAGACTGGGATGATTTCTACGCTACAACAATTAACGTAAGCGGAGAAACAGCTCCTCACGTTTCTAAAGGTCTAAAGTTTATAACACATACAGACTGGAAAAGATATTATAGAGACAGTGAGAATGCAGACGATGCAAACACACAGGCATACGGAGAGCCTAAATTCGTAATTAAATCTCCAGACAACAGGAAGTTTGGATTAAGTCCAATACCTGACAAAGTTTATAACGTACACTTTTATGCTTTTACAAAGCCTGTAGAGCTTGTAGCACATGGTGATACTATAGCATTACCAGACCAGTATGCTAACATTATAACTGCTAAAGCTAGATACTATGTATGGCAGTTTAAAGAAAGTCCACAACAAGCAGCATTTGCTTTAGAAGACTTTAAAAAGGGAATGAAACACATGAAGTCTAACCTCATGAATCCAGCCCCTAAATATATGACAGACGACAGAACCTACTTTTAAAATATGCCAAGTTCACAACCTTATACCGTTGCCTGTAACGGGGGCTTAGTAAAATCAGTAAACTCTATTGACTTACTTAAAACTCCGGGATTAGCAAAGACATTACAAAACTTTGAAGTAGCTACAGAAGGTGGCTATAGACGTATTAATGGTTATACAAAATATAAAATTGAGGGTGCTACAGCAGCACAACCTTCAGGAACAACTGATACTATATTAGGAGTTTTTCCTTATGCAGATGGTGTAATAGTTTGTGTAAGCGATGATATATATTTTAGTAACGATGGGGCTAATTGGTTACAAATAAATAAAATATCTGCTAACTCCGGAGATAACCACACAACCTTTACAGGTAAAGCTGTTACAGCTAGAACTAATCAAGGACAATGTTCTTTTGCACTTTTTGAAGGTGCTACATTTGATTACGGTGAACTTAATATAGCTGATGGAGCTAATAAAGTTTTTAGTTTTAGGATGGAAGGAACTGGTAATTTAAATACTAGAACATTTTTTACCAGTGAATTAACAGTAGCAAGTACTAAAGCTGTTAAATATGTTACAGTACATGACCATCACTTAATAGCTGCAGGAGTTGAAGATAACTTAAATACTTTATATTATAGTTCTAAAAATACTTTTTCATCTTTTCCAAGTACAAATGCTATAACAATATCTGACCAGATAGTAGGTATTAAAGGTTTCCGTGAAGACTTATTTATATTCTGTGAAAATAGTATTCATAAACTTATAAACATAAATGATTCTAATAACATAGCAATTGTTCCTGTAGCAGAGAACGTAGGCTGTTTAAGTGGATACAGTATTCAAGAGATTGGTGGTGACTTAATGTTCTTAGCACCAGATGGAATAAGAACAGTAGCTGGTACAGCAAGAATTGGTGACGTAGAGTTAGGAACTGTATCAAAAGCTATACAACCTGTAATAGTTAGCCTAGCAAGAAACATTGATAACTTTACAATTAATAGTTTGGTTATCAGAGAAAAGTCACAGTATAGATTATTTTATACTAATACTGGACAACCTAACGCTTCACAAAAAGGAATTATAGGAACACTAAGACCAAATGGTTTTGAATGGTCAGAAACAAAAGGATTAGAAGTTACATCAATAAACTCTAACTTTAATCAAGACGGAGTAGAGGTTTATTATCATGGAGACAGTAACGGTTATGTTTACACACATGATACAGGCAATGACTTTGACGGTGGTAATATAGACGCACTTTATCAAACTCCAGATTATGATTACGGAGACTTAGGAACTTTAAAAACTTTGCACTATATTAAAATGTCAATAGCTCCAGAAGGGGATGTAACTCCTACATTAAGAGTTAGATATGATTACGATAGTACAGATTTACCACAACCAGAAGATTATACATTTAATGTAGATGCTCCTTCTTTATTTGGTGGAGCTACGTTTGGTTCTTCACTTTTTGGAGCTGGAGAACAACCACTAGTTAGAGTGGCATTACAAGGCAGTGGACACAGTAACTCTTTTAGAATTTCAACAAACAATAAAGTAGCACCATACATAGTGAATGGTTTCTATATAGACTTTATACCTTCAGGCAGGAGATAATAGATGGCAAGTTATACAAGACAAAGTACATTCGGAGACGGAGATTTAATAACTGCTGCACTGTTTAATAACGAATACAATCAATTAGTAGATGCTTTTAGTAATACTACAGGTCATAAACATGACGGTACTGTAGGTGAAGGACCAGTCATAGGTATAATAGGTGATGCAGGTGTAGTAACTCCACTTAATAAAATACTTGTAGACTCTACTAACGACCACATAGAATTCTGGATAGATGTATCCGGAACTTCAACACAACAACTCTATATAGCTGATGGAGCTATAGTACCTGTTACAGATAACGACATAGACTTAGGTACAAGCTCTTTACAGTTTAAAGACCTTTACATAAATGGTACTGCAAACATTGATAGTCTTGTAGCTGATACTGCAGATATTAACGGTGGTACAATAGATGGTGTTACAATAGGTGCTAGTTCTGCAGGAGCTATTACAGGCACAACTATTACAGCTACTAGCTTTGTAATTGGTAGTGCAAATATTACTGAAACAGAATTAGAAATACTTGATGGAGCTACACTAACTACTACAGAACTTAACTACGTTGATGGCGTAACATCAAGCATACAAACACAAATAAACACTAAAGCTCCTCTAGCTTCTCCTAGCTTAACAGGAATACCTACAGCACCTACAGCAGCTTCTAATACTAATACAACTCAGATAGCTACTACAGCTTACGTACAGACAGAAATTACAGACCTGATAGATGCAGCACCCGGAACACTTGACACGCTTAATGAACTTGCAGCAGCTATCAACGATGATGCAAACTATAACTCAACTTTAACAACTGCATTAGCTACTAAGCTTCCACTAGCCGGTGGAACTATGACAGGTAACGTAACTTACAGTGACAATGTTAAAGCACAGTTTGGAACTTCTCAAGACTTACAGATTTATCATGATGGTAGTAATAGTTATATTAAAGATGCAGGTACAGGTAATTTAAATATTATTGCTAATGAGTTTGCTATTTACGAGGGAAATGGTACAGACTTAATGATAGGTGCTACGCCAAACGGTGCAGTAACTTTATCGCATAATGCACAAACCAAACTAGCTACAACCTCAACAGGTATAGACGTAACAGGCGTTATAACTACAGATGGTCTTACAACAAGTGCTGACATCAACTTTGGCGATAGCGACAAAGCTATCTTTGGAGCAGGTTCAGATTTAAAGATTTATCATGATGGTACAGATAATCATATTATTGCAGATACATCAAATTTAAACATCCAAGTAGTGGGTGGAGGAAGTATTAATCTAGGGGATAAGTTTGGTAATACATTACTTCAAGTAAATGATAATGCTGATGTAAAGCTATTTCATGGAACTACTCCAGCAGAAAAACTAGCCACAACCTCAACAGGCATAAACGTAACAGGAACAGTTACAAGTGATGGGTTGACTGTTGATGGTGCTGCTCAACTCAATGGCGACCTGACTGTATTTGATGCGACAGGCGACCCATTTGTAAAGTTGCAGACAAGCGAACAGCAATATGTTTTAAGAATAGATAATAGTGAATCAGACATATTTCAAATTAGAGATACAACAAATTCTGCAAATCGTTTAAGCATAGCCAACAACGGAGACATATCCTTCTATGAAGATACAGGCACAACAGCAAAGTTATTTTGGGATGCAAGTGCTGAATCGCTTGGAATTGGAACGACTAGTCCTAGTTATAAACTTTCCGTATCAGGCAGCATAGGCTTAACGGATGGTGTTTCAACTGCTTCACACGCTCTGGTAGGCGGTAACTATTACATACAGAACACTGGTGCTTATAGCACTATATTCCAGACTGCTGGAACTGAACGCATGAGAATCACATCATCAGGCGAGTTATTACTAAACAAAACTTCAGCATCAGTAGGTACAGATGGCGTACAGTTAAGACCATCTAGCTACTCAGGATTCTCAGCAACTTCTACTACAGCACTATTTGTAAACAGAAATACAGATGATGGTGATGTTGTTGAGATTGGTAAAAATGGTGTGAAAGTTGGAAGTATTGGTACTAATGGTGGCAGAATAAATATTGGCTCAGATGATACGCATATATTTTTTGATAGTGGAGATAGCCCATCAATAAGACCACATAATGGAAGTTCTGCTACAGATGGTGTAATAGATATTGGTGAGTCAGGAACAAGATTCAAAGACCTTCACCTTTCAGGAACTGCAAACTTCGGAAGCTTGTCAGACGGTACAATTACTATAACAGGCTTTGTAGATGAAGACAACATGGCTACAAACTCTGCAACGCTTGTACCGACTCAACAATCTGTAAAGGCTTATGTAGATTCTCAAATTAGTTCAGCCGGTGGAAATGGTATAAGCTTTGAAGATAATGAGAAAGCTCAGTTTGGTGATGGTAATGATTTACAAATCTACCATGATGGTAGTAATAGCTATGTTCAGGATGCAGGTGATGGTGAGTTAAGATTAAATTCTGATAATGGTGTAAGGATTAGAAAGCATGATAATGAAACATTAGCATTATTTAGCGTTGATGGCTCAGCTAGTCTTTGGTACGACAACGCACAAAAAATATCCACAACCTCAACAGGCATAGACGTAACAGGCAATACTTTATCAGATAGTTTAACTGCTAATGGAAGTCTTAATGGATTAAATGCTGGTTCAGTAATGCTTGACTACAATGGTTCCTCAGTAAGCAGGATTCTTGCTGTAGGTGCTGATGTAACAACTACAGGTACTCTCAAAGTAGTTTCTACTGCTTCAGATGGTGGTCCTTATATTGAGACATTAACTGTTAGCTCAACAGGCATAGACGTAACAGGAAATATAACAATTCCTACAGGCAATAAAGTTGCTTTTGATACAGATGGTTTAACTTACATTACTGAAGACCAAGATGAAAGACTTAGAGTTTGGGTACATAACACAGAATTTAT